CAAGCTGCACATAAGCAGTAAGCTAATACCTAATAACAAAGGAGAACAACATGGAACGTAAGGGTTTCATAGGTGGTTCCGACTGCGTAAAAATAATGCAGGGGAACTGGCTAGAATTATGGCAGGTAAAGACAGGTCGCGTTGAGCCTGATGATCTGTCTCGTAACATAGCTGTGCAGATGGGCATACAGACTGAAGAGTTTAATCTGCTTTGGTTTGCAGAAGAGTATGGCTGCACACTGACAGGGTTTCAGAAATCTTTTGAAGAGATAATTGAATCAGTCCCGGTCAAAGGTACTGTCGATGCTATGGTCAATGGCTCTATCGTAGAGGCCAAGCACACCAACTCATACAATACTTTGGATAAAGTAATTGAGTATTACATGCCACAAATACAACTGTATATACATCTAGCCAAAGGCGAAGGCGCTCATGTCTCTGTTATCTTTGGCAATAACAAATGGGAGTCAGCCTATGTCAGTGAAAGCAAAGAGTATTTCAATTCTATGTGGGCAGTGGTGTCGGACTTCTGGGGTTACGTACTTCGCAATGAAGAGCCAGTTGGTAATGACCAGCCAATACAACTTAGCATTGACAAGGTGTCGGTGGACAACATGGTCAAGCGAGATGCCAGCCAAGACAACCAGTTCAATGACGCAGCCTACACTTACGTTACTCTAGAGGCAGACGCCAAAGCATTTGAGTCAGCCAAAAAACAAATCAAAGATATGGTTGGCGACAATGAACGTGAGGTTTACTGCGATCACCTCACAGCTAAACGCGACAAGCGCGGAGCCATCCGCATAACAAGGAGAAAGATATGAAGAACATTATAACTGTAGCCTACGAAGAAGAGGGAGTCATGGTTTGCAACCTTAACTACAAAGTAATCGAGAAGCTTAGTGAGCAAGAAGCTTTATCTCTACTTAAAGGTGTTAAAGACTTGGTAGCTGCGCAAAGATTTGACCATCAAATAGAAGTAATGGACCTCAAGAAATAAGGAGAACAACATGAGCGACACAGCAATCAAAGCGCTGCTCAAAGCGCAGCAAGCAATGGAGTCCGTGAAGAAAGACAGCCTCAACCCACACTTCAAGAACCGTTACGCCTCACTCGAAGCAGTGATTGACGCTACGTCAAGGGTGTTCCAAGAGAACGGGTTCGTTGTTATGCAGCCCTGTGGTCGTGACGAGCTTGGCATGTATGTCGAGACAAAGATACTTCATACCTCAGGAGAGGCGTTCTCAAGCAGGGTTTACCTTGTTTTAAGTAAACAGGACATGCAGGGCTTAGGCAGCGCTATAACCTACGCTAGACGCTACGGCTTGCTAGGCATGGCTTGCCTTGCACCAGAAGATGATGACGGGAACATGGCAGCTAAACAATCCAGCGGTGTTCAAGTGACCAAAGGTCTGACATCAGAAGAAGGAAGTGGTGGTGAGTGGTAGATATACCAAGGAAACCATACAGAAAGTTTGGTGTCCTCGCTGTGGAGCAAGGCCCAATCAACCCTGCATAGACAATGCAGGTAGAAACCATCTTGAGAGAATGCAGAAAGTCCAAGACTTTATGAACTCTAAGATAAAACAAAGGAGCCAGAAGCATGGCAGATACATACGATGATACTAACCGGGGCGCAGCGTTCACGCCGTTCCCTACACAGCAGATGATCTTGCAGGGTAAGCTCAACGTCGAGGGCAACGACAAGAAAGTTATGCTGGTCAAAGACCAGACCCGTGATGGCAAGCCTATCATTGAGATGTACGAAAAGATTGGCGTGTTCTTCGACAACGATAAGAAGGGCAATGAATCAGCGCCTGACTACAGCGGTCCGCTTGGTGACACAAAACGTCTTGCCGGATGGAAAAAGATGAAGGATGGTAAACCTTATATGTCGTTCCAAGTAAGCGACAAGATGTCAGGCGGTGCAGCAGCACCAGCAACTGACCCCTTGCAAGGTGATGACATACCGTTCTAGAAAGGAGGTGTTCTCCTGTAACTGGGCAGCCTTCGGGCTGTCCCTTTTTTTATCTAACAAGAGGCGCACATGCAGAAAGCAAGATTAAGTTTAAGCAAGTGTATCAACGCAGCAGAGATGGGGCTGACCATACGACAAACATCTACTCTGCTTGATATACCATACAGACAGGTACTAGCATTAAGCAGAGAATATGGAATTAAGTTTGTCTGCGGAAAGAGGAAAGCAAATGAGCAACGAAGGAAGAATAGCTTTGGACAGAGCCAAGCGTCTGCTGAAAACCATGATATTGTTAGCGGACAGCAAGCAACGATACAACCTAAAGCAAGAACTCGAAGAGATAAAAGCACTAATCGAGATAGCGCAAAAGTAATCAACGAGATCTACAACAGCGAGATGCCAAGGGCAGAAAAGTATGAGCGTCTTTATGCAGAAACGTGGCGCAGCTTTGAACAAAAGCTAATTGATTTAAAGATGAGGCCACCATTTCCTGAGAAGAAAAAATACACACCAGAGAACGCAGCCAATGCTGCAATTAGAAAGCAACGAGAAAGATCTGTGGCTAGACGCCAGATGATAATGGCTTGCTTTAATAAGAAACACACTAGGGTAGCTGAAGATATTAACAGAGAAACTAAGATGGGTCTCCGTATAACTAGCCAGATGCTAGACCTCATGTACCGGGACGGAGTGCTTGCTAGAGAACGAGTGCAAGTAGGCCGAAACAAACGGAACAGTGTGTATCATTATAGTAAGAAGTAATCGTGTGGGTGGCCGTTGATAATTTAAAGTTGGCGCTTTGCGGTAGCAACGTCATCCTAGGCTAAACAACCACCTTACCCCGTGGTAAGTCGATTTTACTTTACGATGATAGCCACCCACTGAAACTTTATACTACCAACTCAAAGTGAGGTCCATCAATAAATGGTCTGCGACCCTGAGATCTACGCAAATCAATATAACTATTCATTGCATGTTCCATATCGCCCTCTGGGTACTGAGCAATGTTCGATACAGACCAAGCTGCACCCCAACGAATAGGGACATCAACAGCACGGGCGCCCTCCGCCATAGCGTCAGCAATCTCGTCATAGAGATTGAGTTCCCATCTGCCGCCATCAACGTAAGCCATGAGATCTACAGCCAAGCCATCAATATGCTTTGACTTCATTGTCTGACTAGCACCCTTGGCAACAAGAGCTTTCTGCTCCTCGATCGTGCGCAGCCCACAGATCACAGAGAAGTCCTGCTTAGTCACATTGATTGCGTACTTAACAACAGCAACCATGCGCTCATCAACGCCATCTAATCTTTCGAGACTACGCTTACCTAACTTGTAACTCATTTCCTAAATCCTTTCATTGTACGAATACCAAAGCTGGCAGCAATGGAGCTGAAACATGCCCACTGAAACCACTCAGGTGCAGCTGATATATTAGCGAAGCCCTCCTTCATATAGGGCTGGAGCGGAGGTACAAACGAACATACCATTATGGCTATGAAAGCCACGGTCCAAGCCTCATCCTTCCAAGAATTGTTGCTTGCCTGTATAGCAGCTTGCTCCCAGCTAATCTCGCCAGTAGCAATCTTCATCTTAGTTTCTGCTTCTGCCTTCTTAACAACAGCCTTGCTGTCAAGGTAACTGGTAGCTAACCCAGCAACGCTACTTAATATACCGATCACTTGCCTGACCCCATGTTAGTAAAGCCATAGTAAGCAGCAACGATAGCAGCGATTGAAACATAATAAATATTACTCATGCTTGCTAGCATTTCGCTTGCTTGAGGAAGCAACATATACTCAGTCAGCACTACACCAAATGGAAAGACCAACATCCCGGTCAAAGAAAACCATGCCATCTTACGTTGAGCATCACGCTTGGCGTCTGCATCTTCCATCTTGCGACGACGATCCTCCAACATGATAGCACGTTCTTCTGGATCTAACTTTCCATTACCGTTGAGATCGTATTCTTCCATAAGGTTTACTCCTATCGGATTGGGTTCTTAACTAAGTCATCAAACGCTGACCACAGATCTTCTATTTCAATCTCGTATGTATCGAGCTTATTGCCAATGCCATCTGTTACTGTTGTTGACTTCTCAACCATTGACCTCAGGTCCATCAACGTGCGCTGTTGCTCAAGGATGTTGGTCATCTGAGTGCTGATCTGAGTGAGCTGCGTGTTGAGGCCATCGACATTGTTCTGCACAAGCGTCTGCTCTATTGCCTGTATGCGTGAAGTCGCATCAAGAACTTCAGTTACAGATTCCTCTAGTCCATTGAACCTAGAAATCGCATCATAGCCATAGTAAATGCCACCACTAAGCCCAGATAAAACAGGCAAAGCAGCAGCAATATACCAGCCTCTAAAGACAAACCCACCAGCTTTGATCTCAACGTCTTCCATTTACGGATTGCCATATAAATTCTGAGCATGATCGTACAACTCGTCTGCGGTTTTATTGTTTGAAGTTGTGTACTGCGTCCAGCCTGTACCTTCACCTTGGTCACCCCAAGTAATGATGT